AAGTCTTTCTTATCTAATAGTGTTCCTTTTGCTTGTGCTAAGTCGCTTAATTCATCGTAAACCTCATCCCAACTTCTATGTGTAGCACAACTTATTGCTCTAATAACACAATCATCTTCAAATATACCTAATGGGTTTTCATTATAGAATTGATACATATTATCTCATTGAATTTTGCAATGCTTGTTGTAATTGCTGTTTTTGTTGTGGGCTTTCTGCTTCTTCATATAGAACTTTGATAAAATCTTCTAATGCTTTTACCATATAATGAAATGATTTGTCAGTTTCTTCACTAGCACCATATCTTGAACGACTTTCTTGATATCTTCCATATTCTCCAGCCATTCTATCTAATTCTTCATCGCCTCTATATTTCATATCATATCCTCTACGCCCATAATTTCCATATTCACCATAGTTGCCATACTCACCATAATTTCCTCTACCATAACTATCATAGCCTGGTCTTCTTGCACCATAATTTCCGTACATATCTTTTACCTCCTTTGCATCTTTGTATATGTCTATTAGTTTGTATAAATGCTCTAAATTATTTGTATTTATACCTTCATCAATTATTTTGTTAATGCTTTCTTTTGTTTTTTGCATTACCTTATCTTCCATTAGAGTTTTCCTCCTTTCTTAAAAGACTTAATATTTCATTTTGTTTTTTTATTATAGTTTCAAGATATTCTTTATCTTGTTTTTGTAATTCTTGCATTAAATCGCCATTGTTATAATCTTGTAATAATATAATAAGACTATATAATTGCAATATTAATGATGCTATATCCACATTATTTTTCATTAAATTCTAGATATGCTAAAAGTAGCATTGGTTATAATTGCTTGAGTTGTTGATATTGGCGTTGTAGGCGTAGTTGGAGTTGGTATGCTTGGAACACTTTGAACACTTATATTTGTTGTTCCTCTAGGGCATACTCTTAATTTCTTATCAAAAGAAATTGTTTCATAATCATCTGCTGTTGCAATTGTTACTGCTCTAATTGTATCAGGTATCAATACTCCATCTTGAAATAAGCCTATTGCCACAACTCCAGCATTTGCTGTACTAACAGAAGCACTAAATTCCACATCGTAATAACCTGTGTACCCATTTCCAAATATTTTGAAATTAGGGTTGCCATTTGAATAATCTAACCATCCATTGCAATTGCAAGTAGCACATCTAGTTCTTATATCAGTTTCATCAAATGTTATAGGACTTGCATTACTTGGCAATGCTAATGGTTCATTTATAATTGTTTCTATCATTTTATCTTTCTCCTTCCATATAATAAAAGAGAATAGAACTATGCCTATTCTCTAACTTGTAAGTTTTTCTTACTGGTTAATTAGCAAGTTCTCGTAATCGAGTATGTAGTATTCTACTCTATGCTATTAAATAAATTGGCTTGTTGTGTTAAAGCCACAACCACATCCTGCCCCTAAATTGTTAGGACAAGTAAATATTGGTTGATTTCCATAAACTGGTGTTGTTCCAACTGGACAATTTTTAAGTCTTTCGTATAATGCATCTACTTCTCTTTCTTGTCCTGCTCTTAATGTTGCAGTTTGTGCTATTTGACTTGCTTGTAAATCTTTCATAAGTAATTCTCTTTGTAAATCTACTATCTTGTCATTTTTAGCATCAATTTTGTCTTGGCATAATTGGTCTAATATTCTTTGTGTTCCTGCTGTTTGACTAGCAATGATATCTCTAATTCCATTGCTTAATGCTTCTCTATCAGCACAATTTTCGCTAATAACAGTTGCTTTTAAGTCTTGAGTTGCTAGTCTATTTTCACAACAGCAATTTAAGAATGATGTATTTAGTCCATAGAAGCCATCTTTAATGCTATCGTTTAATGTATAAGTTGAGTTACACAATTGACTTGATAGACTTGTAATTCCATTTTTAACATCGCTTATATCGTTGCTTAATTGTAATGTATTAAAGCCATTATTTGTGTTTTGCATAATTTCTTTTTGACCATTACTTAACCAAGCATAGCCATCATCAAAACTGCGACCACCAAAGAAGCCACCATTTCCATTATTTCCCCAATTTCCACCAAAAAGGGCAAATAATACAATTAACCAAATTATATCTGACCCATAACCACCAAAACCACCATTACCATATCCACCCATAAAAGGCATTACTGGATATGCATAACCATTGTTGTTATTAGTAGCCAAATCTACTGTTGGAACTATTCCTGAACTTCCATTCATTTAATAACCTCCTTTCATAATTTTTTTATATCAATTTACTTGATACCATTGTTAAGCATACTCATTAAGTTATTCCATTGTTGTCTTTGTTCTGGGTTAAAGTTATTTATTGTTTCGTTTAATAAAGTATTAGGGTCATTATTCTTTCTTGCTTCTTGATATTTTTTGAACGCTTGAGGGTTTGTTCTCTTTAATTGTTGTTCCATTTGTTTCATCATATTTTGAGGTATTTGTTGCATTTTGTTCTGCATCAACATTTGTAACATTTGCATCATATTTAATCATTCCTTTCAATTCTTCTATTTGTGATTGTAAATATTCTATTTGGATGTCTTTATCATCTTTTTCAACAATTTCTGTTAGTTCATATGCTTTAATATCTCCCTTATTATTCTTGACCCATAACACACTCATATCTTTACTAAAATATGGTGTATCAAAGTAAACTATTTCTTTTTTTACATCATCGATAGTATTTGCATATTTCATTCCATTGTGTGTTGGTGCTAGTTGAAAGTTTTGAGTTATTGGTGTAGGTTGTTGTACCTGTGTCTTCATTTGTTTTAATCTTTCAATTTCGTTGTCAATTCTGTCGTTTAAACTAAAATTATTAATATATGGGTTATTGTACATATTTCCTCCTAAAATAAAAGAAGTAGTAATAGATATTGTGAATATTCACTAACAATTGGCTCATTGCCTTCTTGTACTTTTTCCATCTATTCTACTTCCTTTCTGTAAAAGTCTTTTTCGCTTTTACAAGTATATTTTCGCATAAAAAAAAGAACTAAAAATGTCTAGTTCTTTTCATATTTATGTCATATTTGTGTCATTTCCAAAATTTATATTTACATATATTACTTATATAACTTTCACTTATATTATGTTCTTTTGCAATTTCTTTTAGTTTACATCCATTTTTTCTTTTTGCTCTAATTTCTTCTATTTCTTTTTCACTATGTTTACAATTGGGATTTTTTTCTTTTGGCAAACTATTTCCTTTTGAAATTTTTAAACCATTAATATATGCGTGTTTTATGTTGTAACTGGTAGTACACCATTCTAAATTTTTAACATTATTATTTTCTTTATTACCATCTTTATGGTTAACTTCATTAAAATTATTTTTGTTTTTTAAAAATGTTGTTGCTATTATTCTATGTGCTGTTACATAATTTTTTTCCCCAAAATGCGATAAAGAATACATTAAGTAACCGCATTTATTTTTTCTTGCTTTTAAAATATGCGGTTTATTAAAAAAAATATTAGTTTTTCCGTGATAAATACCTAGTGATTTAATTCTTCCATAGTTACTTGCTTCATATAAATTTATATAGTCATAAATTTTTCCTTTTTTTAATACTTTTAGTGGTTTCCATTTTTCATTCAATAATGGCATTAGATTAAACCATCTTTTACTATTAACTTTTGCTTGTTCAAACATATAATCACCCTTTCTAAATGCAAAAAAGAGTACCATATTTCTATATATTACAGTTTTTAGTGTTCAATAAGCCCTATAATATATAGAAATATAATACTCTAATTGCTTATTGAACAATTTAATTATACAGCAAATAAAAAAAGATTACAATACTTTCATAATCTTTCTCTTTAATTGTTTTATCCTTCTATTTATTGAACTTTCACTCATATTTAATTCGAGTGCTATTTTAGTTATTGAATAATCTTTAATTTTCATTTCAAATATTTTGGTTAGTTCTTCATTTAACATCGCTTTATTTACTATTTGCTCGAATTCTTCTTTAGTAAATTCAAACATTACATAAACCTACCACAACTTTTGCATCTTTTTTTGTTTTTAGATTTTCTTATTGTGTATTTTCTCTTAATAGTCTGCTTTGCCATTAATTATATCTCCATCATTTCCTATATAGTTATTATAACCATTTTCAGTTTCTTGGCTTATCGTTTCATCAACATAATCTATATCATTTAATAACCATATTGTATATCCTAGTAAACTAATAAAAGCAATAAATGTAATTAACCAAATCACAAATAATCTTTTATTTTGAACTTTTAATATGTGTAACATTTCACTTGCTTTCATACTATCCTCCTTTTCGAGCATATTATACTATAAAATCATTAATTATTCAACTTTTCTACTTTTTTGTTACTATATTATACCACTTTATATAGTTGTCTACTTTCTCGTGAACGTATGAATTTCCACCCTTTTTAGAGTATATATCAAATTCTTTAAGTATATTTTGCTTATTTTCAGGTATGCCACCTTCCATAACTCTTATTTTATCTTCAACTATTAATTGCAATATAGATTGCTTTGCATTGTGCATAAAGTTATCTTTTTTTGCTATTAAGGAAGTAATAATTGTTGTTATAGATGGAATTGCAACTGTTATTAAAGCAACTATTATTTTTTCTGTCATCTTTTCTCCTTGTTATACTCTTACCAATTTCATTATAAGTCATTTTTTAAAATTAATCAAATATGAACTCTTTTGTAATTAGGTACTCTTAATCTATTCTTTTTTATAGGTAGTCCACTTGCTTCACTTAATTCTTTATATTTCTTTGTTAGTATAGATATGTTATGTTGACTTTCTTGTACAAGTTCATCTTGCCAACTTGCTCTTGCCATTATTTGTGTATCTTTTTGCTTTCTTATTTCAGTTTCAAGTTGCCTTTGTAATTGTGTTCCCTCATACATTGAATAGTGTTTGCCATTATAATCAAAGCCTTTATTATTCTTATCTCTTATTTCTTTTAGTTGTTGATTTGTATATTGTGGTTTATTAACACCTAACACTATTGAAAATATATAGTGATAGCAATTATATGTGCTAATAGGTCTAAAACCTTCTGCTGTTTC